GGGCTCATCATCCATGCCTTTATCTTCAAAACCTTCTAAGTCTAAAGATACATGAAACTCATAAAGTCTAATTGACTTGTCCATATAGGAAGGCTTGATACCTTCCATTTGATCGTATTTTTTTTTAACTTCTGAAGGACTTGTTTCCCCAGGAACAATTTCTACGTCTTTGTAAAAACCTGAAACTTGTTTTTTTCTAAAATCATTATAACTCATGTTAATGATTTGAGTAATTCTTTCACAAGAGTCTAAATCACTAGCCATATAGTTGACGACTAAGTCCTCTGCTGGAACAAACTTTGAGACAGCTCGATCTAACAATTCATCATAGTAAACTTTTTTAAATGTCGAACCTGCGAGAGGTAAATAAAATAACATTTGATCGAACTCAGGAGTGTAGTCTTCCATTTTGTTCATCAATTGATAGTTCATAAATTCTTGAACACGTTGTGACTGAGAATATTTTTCAGGAGTCTCTTCTCCCATGACTGCTGTGCGAACAGGACCGTTCGCTGGTAAGAGCTCTTTAAAAGCTGTTGCTTGAAACTGTGTAGCACTTTCAGCTAACAAAGGATGAGTGACACCACTAGCTCCTTGAAAAGGTCTTGTTCTTTCTTCGTACTTAGTTCCTAATAAATCTAAACCTTTGATATAAGAATCTTCCCAATCTTTTCGAGAAGAACGATCGTTTTCTAATTCACTTAATAATTCATCGGATAGTTGATCTAGATCTCCTTCATCCATGACTTCAGCTAAGTTAGAATAAAATTCTACTTCTTCAGGAATCTCGGACATTGGATCAAAATCAAGTGTTGCTCCTCCGTCTTCATCCATTTCAATTTCTAATCCTTCAGGAGTAGGAATAGGTTGACCGTCAATCTCGACGGAAGTATCTGATTTAATGATTTCAAGTTCAGGTTTACCACCTAGGTCTAGAGACTTATCAATATTATCTGCCATTTTTTATTTATACCACCTAATTAGCCTTTTACAACATGTCTATTTTTGGAATAGAAATAGGTCCTCCTCTTCGTTTTTTGTCAATTGGTTTTGTAATAAAATTAGGAGTTTGTACGTTAGAGTATTCACTGTTTAAGTCAGGAAGATTTGATAAAAAATTATTCAAAGCATCTGCACTATCTGAAGCGACATATCCTTTAAAATTACCTGAATCCCAATATTGAACTACATTGTTGAAATGTTTCATCAATATCTTTTCAAAATCTCCAGAAGTAACCTGTCTTTTATCCATTCCTTCTAAAGTTTCTTTTTGTTTTTTTGTCAAATCTTTTTGATCGTAATACTGTAATTTAAACTGATTCTTTTTATCCTCATTAGCTTTCCATTCAGGATCGTCATAAGAGGTAAAAAACTTCTCTTCAAATAAGGCAATCCCTGTTGGTTTTAATTTTTCACTAATTAGTTTTACTTTATTGTTTCTTCCTTTATCAATGAACTGAAAAGTCATTTTTTCCGTAATTGCATCCAAAGAATTGTCTTCAATTAAATTGGCATCAAAGAAGTCTGTTGAGATTGGTTGTTTCTTTTCGTCCTTAACATCAAACGCATAATTGCCAAATTTAGATTTATCTGTGGTGAAAGCACTTCGAATATAGTAAGCGTTAGACATTTGTTGTTGATTAAATATTTTATTAGCAACAACGTTAGGGTCCACAATAAATCCAGTCACATCTGGTCTTACTTCAGCAATCGTATTGATAAATCCTCCTTCCGTTCCACCAATGTCTAAGACATTAGCATTTTTAGGAAGAGACTTAATTAGTGCATCAGCAGTAGCGACTTGAGCTTCTTTAAAAGTAGGAATACTAGTGAAGATATGGTTTTCAAAATTACCACTTCTCTTTTCCTCAAAGATATTAAAAGTCTGTCCTATCTCTGATAGGTCGACAATAGGTTGATAGGTTGATTTGGGAGTACCAATTTCTCCCAACATGGTTCGAGTGAAAAAATCACTGCTTTGTTCTAGAGGCGCAATTTCAAAACCTTCTTCGGTTTTTAATACATATTCTCCCTGATCGCTTTGAGATCCTCGGTCGACATCTCCTCTTTGGGTTTGTTCACTTTGCGCTTTGAGGGCTTCAATGGCTGTTTGGCCTTCTTCTTGGCGTGTTCCAGTAGTTTCTTCATTTGTTTTACTTATATCACCTTTTTCAGATAAAGACAAAGACTGTTCTTTAAAATAGTCCTCTCCTTTTTTTAATTCATCTCTTAAAAAATATAAATTTTCTAAAGCACTATCGACATCTAATTTTCCTATTGAAATAGCAGCATCCTTAGCTGCTTGATGAATAGGGTTGTAGGTTGGTAGTTTTTCGTGAGCAGAAACATAGTTTTTCAAAAGAGAGTCTAAATTACTTTTATACTCCTCTACTGTCATATCTTTGTATTTTGCATTCCCTAAAATATTTTGTTCATGGTTTTTTAAAAAAGGCATTCTATAGTCTTGGTCCTCTAACATTTTAATTTGTCTGTTCACTTTTTCTAAAACAGCTCCAGGAGAACCCTCTGTTATTCGATGACTTAAATCTCCGATATCTTCTAAAGATTTTGCTAAAACTCCACTATGAAACCTAGTGGCTTCTAACATTGCATCTTCTGGTTCTTGTCTTTGTTTTAGTCCAATTTGTTCGTAATAAAACTTACTTCGCTCTTTTGGTTCTTTTGGAACATCTTCAGATGTCATAATGAAATCAGAAGGATCTCGTTTAGATTCTGTAAAACCTACGTCTTCTACTTTTGTCTTCTGTTCAGGAACATCAGGCGTGATCAACGGTTCAGGGACCGTGGTTGTTTGTGGTGTTGATAAAATTTGTCCGATTGGTATTTCCGAAGGAAGAGTAATGTTTTTATTTAGTTCTCTCATTCGTTCTTGTTCTTTTTCTATTTCTCCTAAATCAGGTGCAGAAAAAGTTCCTGAAGGAGTATCTCTTAAAGCGCTCACCGCAGGTGACGCAGCAAAATTTATAAGAGTATCGTATACATCATCTAAAGTTATGTTACCTAAGTTTAATTCGTTCTGTATTTTATTAGCTTGTTGCGATCCCACAGTACCCACGAGCAACGATCCGAGGACCGCGGGATTCTGTAAAGCTTTCATGGCTATTGGTCTTGCTACATTGAATAGTGATATCATTTACTTATCCAAACACAATCCATTGTCTAAAACTATTTTCTCATTAGTCTCAATCCAAACTCGTGCACCACAGGACAAAGGTTTAGTAGGACTATAAATAACTTTTGCAACAACATTATTATTCTTATCAAGAATTTCTACATTCTTTGCGTAATCGTTTGACTTAGAAGTTTTGCAAGTAATCACAGGTTCTTCTAATCCATGTTTTTTATTCGATCGGATCTTGTGTTGATTGATATGAATTATTTTTTTTACCATCTCAATTACCTGTCATCACATCTTTATCATCATCAATAATGAGTTTGGTATCATGAGTTATACCATTCTTATCGTAGTTCTCTAAAATCTTTACCAACTCATCTTTACTCATATTTTCTAAAGGAGTTTCTGTTTGAACTTTGTTATCGTAAAAACCAGCAACCTTACCTCTATTGACTTCAGCAGCCACGGCCGCCGAATAGTGTTTATGTTCTCGTGCTTCCTCTCTGATTTGTTTTAAGGAGGCCAAGTGAGACGCTGTCGATACTCCATACATTTGATGAAGATCTTGTTTCATCTCATGAATGGCCTCCACGACGAAAGGATTCATATGAGGGTTCAGTAAATCAGTAGCAGTTTGACGTGCTCGATTTTGTGAATAGCCCGCGCGTCGCGCAGCTTCGGCAGCGGAACATTCTCCGAGTAAAACTTTGTGTACGTATTCATAAACAAAAATCATCTGTTTCGGTGTTAGTTTTTGTTTTAGTCTTCTATCTTCAGGATTAATTAATTTTTTAATAGTATTCATATTTGCGTTTTCCAATAGGTTCTTCAGGCTCATCATCATACAATGAAATGAACCTTCCTTGTCTATATCTTAACAGGGCTAAGGTGGTTGCGTCAACAAGATCATCATGCTCTCCATAAGGAAAAGATGCGCATTCTTCTTGTACTTCTTCAGCCCAATCGATGTCAGGTCTCCAAACATGACCAGCTTCAAAAATAGGGGCAACAGAATTTAATCGTACATGCTTATCCATACCACGGTTCGGAGAGAAAGCTGTCGCGTACACACCAAATCGCCGTAGCTCCTGTATCAAGGGTGTCCCTGAAGCCTTGGCTTCAATCATGACAGCATCAGGATTATAGAGACGTAGTTCTTCTTTTGCGACTTGTTTAAGCTCAGGAAAGTCCCAACGACCTTTTCTACAGTTTAACAAAATTAAATGTGTCTCTTCTCCTTCCTCAGGATAGAAAACTCCCCAAGTTGTAATAGCTGAGTAGTCAGCAGACTCTTTTTTTGAGAATGCTGTATCATAGCTTTGAATTTTAAAGGCACATTCAGGTGGATCTTCTTTTTCCCAAATGTTCCACCATTCACGTTTAATGATACTTGTACCGTCATGCGTGGGATTTTGTTGCCATTGTGCGCTCCACTTAGTTGGAACAAGAGAAGCTTTCACTTTATCTAGTTCATTAAGCTTCCAATACTGAGGCCAAATAGGTTTTCTCTTATCTTCGTCATCGTCATCTAAAATTGCCGGGAATTCTATGACATCCCATTTGTCAGCTTTAAGATCTCCCATCTTTTTGATTAATTGACCAGTAAGATCCTTATCAGACCATCGAGTCATCACGATAACAATGCTTCCCCCTGGTTGCATACGCTGTCGAGGACCAGATGTGTACCACTCATAGGCGTTATCCATTGCATTTTCAGACAAAGCATCTTGTTCACTATGTGGATCATCGATAATTAGTAGATCAGCGCCACGACCTGTGATCGCACCACCTACACCTGCCGCGTAATACTCACCTCCAAGGTTAGTTTCCCAACGTCCCGCCGCCTGATTATCAGTTCTTAGCGTAACATCAGGGAATATTCCTTTATATTCTTTGGTGTTCATCAAGTTTCTTACTTTTCTACCAAATCTTATTGCTAATTCACCTGTGTGAGTCGCTTGAATAATTTTTAGCCGGGGATTTTGCCCCATCATCCATGCCGGGAATAAAAATGAGGCAAACTCACTTTTTGTGTGACGTGGGGGCATGTTCACTATCAATCTTTTGTTCTTTCCTGTCATAAAATCCTGAAGTTTTTCTGCAATTCTAATGTGATGTGATCCTTCAACAAACTCAGGCCACACCGATTTTACGAATCTCATGAAATTTCCACGTGCATGCTCTTGTTCCACCTTCCTTCTAAGCAATACCATTGCCTTTAATTGGTTTGGATCAAGTTTTGAATAGTCTATGTGCATATTTTACTCCTATAGTGTGTGTATGTTGCCAGGACAAGGCCAGAGCCATGCGGACCGGGGCCAAATTTTTGGGGGTCGGTGCTCGATCTCCGCGACCCTCGGACCGTTCGGTCTAAGTACCTAAGGTTATTTGTTGCATAATATATGTTATAGGCCACCCAAACGCTATATTTATCAACGTTTTTCGCGTCTCGCGGATTGGTATGTCTGTATCTAGTGGTACTCATGCAAAATTTCGCTGATCGTGGACCATGGTTGGCCCACGTGGACCGTGCAAAGTGGTGCAAATTCACCATTTTCTGCAAGAAAGTCGATATCTGTCGATCTATACAGAAAAAACGCTCTCTCTTTGAGGGAGCGTTGCAAGATAAATAGTCCGTTCATAATCTGTTTGTATTTATGATGAAAAGCTTTTTGATGTGGTCTCAGGCTCTGTAACAATCTAGAACGTTCACAAACCTTACATTCGATAAACAAAACACGTTTCTTTTTATTGAACAATATCAAATCAGGAAAACCGTTTATTGTAGTTGTTTCAATCCTAATTGGATTAAAATCAGACAGTTTATCTTTAACTATTTTGTATAAATTCTTTTCAGCACTCATTTGAAATACACCGTTACATCTTAATCATTATTTAACAAATTGGTACTAGAGATTTTCTGACAACTTCTTTTAAAATAATCAATTTTGAAAAAGGGTCTAATTGCCTAGAGGGTTAAAAAACCCTTATTTTTCAACAAACAAGCGAACACTATGCACACTTCTAAAAATGAGTAGTGTGATAGGTAAAACCCACCTAATTAAGGTTAAAACACATAAGCGGACACTATCACACTTGTTTTAAAATATTTTTTTATTTTTTTTTTATTTTTTCAAAAAACCTCTTGTACTGTCCGCGACCCACGACGCGCGTCCCTCGAAGCGTTCATACTTTGTTCGCTCCCACTTTAACCACGGTCAACGGTCCTTGTCGCAATTTGCATTAAATTATAACAACTTCCCATAAAAAAAATAGCCTTTAAATCCCTTTTAAG